ACCCTATTTTTATAGTCGTGTGATTGGTATTGAATTGCTTGGTGAAGATCGTATCAATCATTGGGTGTGCCCTGATTGTAACCACAAGTTTCCACGATGACTTACTCTAACCTCTCAAAGATTCGTCCCAAACTGCGTACATCAGGTAACATCACAGGTAATTTTGGAAAACCAAAAGCCAAGGCAGGATCGAAACTCAATGATCTAGGCCAGTCTAGCAAAGATCAGATCAAATGTGTAAAACCCGATGAGTATTTGATGCGTCTTCATTCTGCATATGAAGCAGCAACAGATCCTAAACTGAAACAGTTCATCTATCAAGAACTTCGTAAGATTTACATTCAACGAGGCCTGTGGTAGAATTACAATTTTAGAGTCGTAATCATGAAACTTATTGTTCACACTGCCAATCAAACATTTGAGAGTGAAGCAACATCATTCGATGAGAAACAGTATGAAGAACTGTGCAACATCGTAGACAACATCTGCAAAGATCCAAGATCATTTGGCTTCGACACATCCTATGGATATGTCTCACTTCCCGCAAAGATGATCGAAAACTCTATCTTTGAGGTTCAAAAGTAAAATGACAAACAGACTGATCAATTCAGCCCTAATTCTCACTGCAGGCTTTGTCGTGATGCAGACAATATTGATAAATAACAACATTCTTACAAAGACGCAAACAATGCAGAGTGAGATACAATTCATTCGTGAAAGCTATAAATCAGATGTCAAAGAAAGATGAGAATCAAATCAAATCACTGATCACCGAACTTTTAACCGAGTTCGCGTATGAATTGTTCGATGAAACGACATTACTTGACATCAAAAATGCAGTGGATAAAATCATCTCACCTGATGAATGTTCGGTAAAACTTTCCGATGAATATGTGCTACTGATTACTGTCATTGATGAGGAAGGCCCAAAGTATAGATTACAAGCCAAGATGAGAGAATGATGTGGAGACTATGGGCAAAAGCTTTAGGAGAGAAGGCATCAAAGTGTAATCGTGAATCCGATAAAATTGCTATTATTCGATCCATCATCTTTGTCACCTATTTGATTACAAACGGGTTCATTATTGCCAATACAATCAGACACTGGAATGACAATGGAAATCATAACAATCGGGAACAAAATACTCAATTCAAAGTCAAAGAGAGTTGCACACATTGATGATACCATTCGCAATTTTGTTGCATCAATGATTGATACAATGGTAAAGAGCAATGGTATAGGATTAGCTGCACCTCAGGTTGGTGTATTGAAACGAATCATTGTAGCACTCAATCAAGAGGACAACAGTAAGGCCATGGTGTTCATCAATCCAGAGATTGTGTGGACATCAGATGAAACAATTAGTATGGAAGAAGGTTGTTTATCAATGCCAGGTGAGTTGTGTATGATTAACAGACCCAAGGAAGTTATCATCAAGTTCCGAGACATGAAAGGTAAACCTCATCGGGTATTGTTCGGAGGATTAAATGCAAGAATCATACAGCATGAGATTGATCATTTGGATGGAGTTTTGATGAATGAGTATAATTAAGAATGATTAAAAAAGCCTTTTTTAATTATAGCTGAGTGTTAGCTTTCGCTGACAATATTGTGGAAAAAGCTGTGGAAAAAGGATGAATAATTGTGGAAAAAGTTGTGGAAAACTTTGTTAATCCTTTGAGAAGCCTCTGAGTAAATGTGTTAGAAACCTTTGAGTAAATGTGTTAGAAACCTTTGAGAATGGTTGAGGCCGTTGTGATATTAGCGTGCAAGCTATCACACGATCGCTATATTGTCAACCCACCTCTGAGTATATCTCCGGATCCACACATTTACTGTCACCAACCTTCACAAATATTCCGGAACCCATATACATACTCCCAGAACCCTTGACAACACTCAGGGGAACGACTATACTGGCCACAGTTACTCAATCTACCAGAACTTCCATGTCTAAAGTATACTCTAAGGCACAAAAGCAAAGGTTTCGTATCACCCTTGAGCTTGAGGTTCTAGATGATTTCAATCCCCGCGATATTAGCTGGGAGAAACTCTTTGGGCTCGAACCTGCTGAGAAGGTATCAGCATACATTGAGGATTTGAATAGAGATCCAGTGTGGTGAGTGAGTGTTACTCAGAGGGGCTTAATTGTCCCTGCTGAATTATATTTTATTTTATGGCAGGCTGGGTGGCGACCTGGCCATCGTCAACAGCCCTACCCCAGGCCTCATCCGGTTGTGTGGCCATTATAGGGCCCCCAGCCCCCTATGGGCCGCCAGAGTGGACAGCCATACAAGTGGCACAGGCCCCCTTGTGCTGGGCGGCAGGGCCGTGTATCTTGGCCACATGAGGGAGAGGAAACGACCTCACCCCAAAACCATTCTCTACACAAACTCATGCGCAAGATCGAATCCCTGATGAACCAAGCCATCACCCGTGAGGTTGACTGGAAGCTGGCCAATACTCAGGTTGTGAACAATGACGGTGTGAGCTCTGTCTTTCTTCACGGTAACAAGATTGCTGAGATTGGTGATACCTGGATGCAACTTTTTGATGGTGGTTGGCAGTCTGTTACCACCAAAAGCCGTCTGAATGCTCTTCTTTCTGCCCACGGCTGCCCTGGTGAGCGTGTCTTCCAAAAGAAAGGCGAATGGTTCATCACTGTCAATGGAGCTTCTGTTCCTTTCTTTAACGGAATGCGGCTGAACTGAGCCCATTCTAACACCATTTCATTCATTCATCAAATTCATGCAAACGACTCAAGCTTTTCCTCCTGTGAATGCTCTGATTGAAACCATGACCAATATTGACTATAAAAAGCATCTGAATAGCTTCATGGATGCTGTTGTTATCGTCTGCGCATTCGTCGCGGCCGTCGTCTCTGTGACCGCTCAAAAGTGGGTTGAGTATGATGTGACCGATCGCTGCCTAATTGCACTGCTGAATGTGAAAGAATTCGGTCTGAAAGCATACACCTGGAGCCGTGAGATTGGCATTCCTGCTGTCGAGAAATTCTCTGGCCACGTGTATCAGGCAGGTGTGAATGTTCGCCAGTTCTATGATATGATCTCTTCTCCTCTGTTCATCACTCTCTGAACAGAAACACACACTCTAGAGGTTAACTTATGGACACCGATTTCATTCAAGAAATTGTTAATGCTCCTGGTGAGCTTTGGGATCTTCCTGAACTTCAAGATGTAGATGTAGAGCTCTATGATGATGACTCTCGCAGCAGTTCTTTTGAATCATTGCTGGAATCTGGCAACGATTTCTGATCACATGTGCCAAAGCTTTTAGTGGCACAATAAAAGAGCACAGACCCCTTCAACCTGGTAGCTTAGCTACATTGAGAGACACACCCATGACCAACATTCAAGAGCTCCGCTGCTGCACTGATCTTCAAACCCGCAAGCTGATGTGGGTTGCTGTCAAGAATGGTGAGCAACTTGGTGTCTTTGATGCTGTTTCAATCGCTGCATCTTTCCGAGATCGTTATGCCTTTGATGCAAAATGATCATCAATTTCATTCTCTGAATCATGGCTCTTTTTCCGATTCTTGCTGCTGCTTTTCTGACACAAGCTACAGTGGTTGGTTATACACAAGTCGGGCCAACTACTTGTGTGATGGATTACATTCTACAGGGTAAAGTTTACTCACAACCTCATCCCTGTCCTGCTCAAGTTACTAGTTCTTTCGCATCATTTCAATGACTCTACTTGCCTCCATTAATGTTCACAACTATCTGAAACATATGGGTCAGGTTAGCACTTATAGCTTTTCTGGTGATGCTGTTACCATCCTTGGTCTTGTTGGTGTTGTTTCGACGGCTATTATTGTTCTTTCTATCTTCCGTAGCTACTGGAATTCTCCTTACCGCAAATGAAAAGCTTTCTCATTGGTAGTATCTTTGGAATCTCTGTCGGAACTGTTGGTTTCTCAGGCATAGCTCCGATGTTGGATCAAGCTGTAGATGCAGTCAAGAAGACATCAGTCAACATGAGCCAATCAGCCAAAGCAGGAGCTTCAGTAGCTCCAGCCGCTCCCATTCTCCCGGGACAAAGCTATTCTAATCTCGATGATGCCATCCGTCAAGAGCTAGCCAAACAGTAAAGAGAATGAGGACAGTTGAGTGGCTGTCCACCATTCCCCCACAGGGCCCCCTAGATGCCCTATATTGGCCACATGAGGGGGAGAGAGACACCCCCCACACACAGTTTCCAACACTCAAGACTTACCACTAATGCTCAACCAGATTCGCAATTTCGGTTACACGATGAAGAATCCCATTCCCCGCAAAATCTTCTTCCTGTACCACTTTGCGCCGAAGCGTTATAGCGAGTTCTGTGACCTGATGTATACCCTGAACACTGAACTTCATCAGGGAACTATCAGTGTGGCAGAGCACAATTCTACACTCCTTGCGTTCTGATTTCGTCTCTTAAGTAACAACAAAGGGGAATGAGATGCGCCCCTATAAAGACACTCACACAACACACAGTTTCTTACTCTTTTCTTTACATCATGACCAAGCAAGTTCTCACCTCTCTCCTGGCTCAAGGTAACAACGGCAACGAGATTCTGCAGATCCTTGATACTCTGGTTGAGGATATGACTCAAGAGAATATCAACGATGCCGCTGCACATTATGCTGCGATCTCTACTGGTACTCTGGAGGCTATCGACTTCTGATGTATGATGCAGAGGGGCCATTGAGCCCCTCTGATTCTCACTTTCCTCTTTCATTTTGCTATTCACACCATGAAGAAGCTTGATCGTCAAAGGGAGCAACTGATGAAGAGCTATGGTTACACTCTTCATCGCAAATCATCACACATGATCTGGAAAGATTTGGATGGTCGCATTGTTACCACTAGTAGCTCTCCTTCTGATGTCAATGCTCTGCGACAGATTGAGCGTCAACTTAAAAGAATGGCTGTGGCTTGAGGTATATCACGAATGGTTGATTCGTATTGGCAGCATTCGTGAAGAGCAGTCTAAGTTTGGTGGGGTTTGTTATATTTTGGGCGCCCTATATTAAAATAGCTAACTACCCTAACCTACAGAGGTGACAAATCGACCTCTAAATATCAATCTCATAAAAAATTTCCCGGAGGTATTTCAAGTGTTAGAATGGACTCATAAAAAATTTCCCGGAGGTATTTCAAGTGTTAGAATGGATTCATAAAAAATGACAAACAAAAAAATTTTCCCAAAAATTTCCACTCACACAACCTTTTATGAAGAGATCACATATATCTGGATATGTCTCGTAGAAACTCTAAGAATTATCGTCGCAAACCGTACTGGCACTTCTGGAAGGTCGTTTTCGCAGGGTGGTTAATACGGTATCCAAGACAGGTTTTCACGATATTCGGAGTGCCTCTGGGAATGCTGATTGTGTACCTATATAATGTGATGAGTAGGTAACATATGGTTTATGAGAGAAACTTCTACAGGGATTGAGAGAATATACCACATCTACGCAAAGAATCACTGCCTCATGCACTCCGTAAAGGAGGAGGAATTCGAGACGGCATGGACAACTCTCAAAAATTTAGTAGGACTTGTGCATACTGACTATAATATTGAAGATCTTTCATATGAAGAATTGACAATAAACAAGTCAGCAATCTTGGAATCTTCTCATTGACAAATGCATATATAGACTGATAGAATTGACATTGAAGGTTTATTCAACTTATGGCAAAAGGATTCACTGTAAAAGCAAAAAATCCTATTCCAGCAAAGGCTGAAGAATGGGACTATGAAAAAATTAAAGAACAGTTCAGAGGTAAAAGTTTAGTATTCTGTCTTCCTGGTCGAGGATGCTCTTTTACTTTTCTGAAGAACTTTGTACAACTCTGCTTTGATCTTGTGCAAAATGGTGTGAGTATTCAAATCTCACAAGACTATTCGTCAATGGTTAACTTTGCCCGATGCAAGTGCCTTGGTGCGAATGTTCTTCGTGGCCCAAAGCAAGTACCCTGGGATGGTAAACTCGCCTACGACTATCAACTTTGGATTGACTCGGATATTGTCTTCAACACAGAAAAGTTCTGGCAACTTGCTGCGTTGGCTCTCGGAGATCCGGAGAATGATGTGCCAGAAAAAGAAATCGCTGCTGGTTGGTACATGACCGAAGATGGGCGCACAACCTCAGTGGCACATTGGTTAGAGGAAGATGACTTCCGTAGTAATGGTGGAGTCATGAATCACGAAACTGGTGACACCATGGCAAAGCGTCGCAAGCCCTTTACTGTAGACTACACTGGGTTTGGTTGGGTTCTGATTAAGAAAGGTGTCTTTGAGAATCTTGAGTATCCTTGGTTCGCTCCAAAGATGCAGGTATTTGAATCAGGTGCCGTTCAGGATATGTGTGGAGAGGATGTGTCCTTCTGTCTTGATGCAAAGGAAGAAGGTTTTGAAATCTGGTGCGATCCTCGTATTAGAGTCGGGCATGAAAAAACTCGCGTTATTTGATAACAATGACAGAAGTTAAAAAGTATAATGTAATCTACGGTGGTAGAGTTATACACAAAGACCAAACCTTTGAAGAATCAGCAAATATTCTTCAAGATTATGCTGAAAAATTTTTTCAAGGTGATCAAAGTTTTGACCCAAATTTATTAGAAATGGAGGAAATTTGAAATGGCAGCAAAAGGCGGATTAAACAAAACTTTATTTGAACCAGGCGCTCCGAAGAAAACTCGTCAGGGCCGCTCTTCTCGTACACTACTTTCGGCAACTTCTCGTAATGGAAGGAAAAAGAAATACCGTGGACAAGGTAAATAATTGAATAGAAATGTCAGAGTGCTTAAATAACATTAGGCACTCTTTTTTTATGTCCGAAAAAGAAAGGCATATTTTAGATTGGATACATGAAGTATCTAAGGTAAGACCAGAGTTAGGTGGATTTGCAGTGTGTCCATATGCATCAAAGGCAATTTTTAAGATTGTAGAGTGCTCTGCAAAAGAAATCGTGCCAATTGATGGATATCAAGTTATAATATACATTGTAGAAGATGAGTTTGATTTAGAAACTGTTCAATATTGGGTTGAACATTATAATTTAAAGCATAAAAATTGGAAATTTTTTGAAGATTGCAAGTCATATGATACATTCATCAATGGAATACAGACAAATAATCAAAAATATAACTTAATTTTAGCTCAACCAACACAAAAATTGAGGCATTTCAGAGAAAAATTGGCAAAAACCTCTTACTACGATCTCTGGGATGAAAAATATCTGAAGGAAATACTTGAGGATGATGTTGATATCATCAAAACACGGGATAGCAACCCCGTAAAAAGTTCTGATTTACAAAAATCAGGAGAAAATCCATGGAATCCGACAGGAACACAGAATATATGATGAAAATGTGGGGCACAGATCGCTTAGTGACCGATTATGGGTCAATTGAGACTATTGATATTAAAGAAGAGAAGAAAAAATTTCTTCAAGAGATCATGAATTCGCATGAAAAACCACATGATTTTAAACAACAAGAAGAAATTCATCAAAAAATTCGAAATGATGAAGATTATGATGATTGGTCTTATGGAACTGAACCAACTTACGGAAAAAAGTGGTAAAAATGCTTAATAAATAATTTGTAAAACAATAATAAACCGTTTTTATTGTGCCAGTACCAGCATCTAAATTTATAGATCTTTCTTTATCGTTGGTAAACAATCCGACAACAAAAGATATTGGGACAGTAAAGGATCTTGATGCTATTAAAACCTCTCTTCGTAATATTTTACTTACTCGTTTGGGTGAAAGGCCATTTGAACCGAGATTTGGTAGTAGAGTTTATGATTCTTTATTTGAGCAAGTTGATTTTATTACACTAGATGCTCTCGCATCTAGTGTAATTGAAGCTATTACATTATGGGAACCTAGAGTCCAATTAACAAAAGTTGATCCAGTAGCTAGACCTGATGAAAATGAAGTTGAAGTCGTTATACAGTTTAATGTTATAGGCGCAATTGATGCTGGACCTCAAACATTTAATCAAGTATTTGTTATTGCAAGAACTCCGTAAAATACACAATAAACATGGCTCTAACACAGTTTACAAGTTTAGATTTTGACGATATTAAACAATCTATTAAGGATTATTTGCGAGCAAATAGTACTTTTACGGATTATGATTTTGAAGGATCTAATCTATCAATGCTCATTAATGCATTGGCATACAATACATATTTGACAGCATACAACTCAAATATGGTTGCCAATGAAAGTTTTCTCGATAGTGCAACTTTAAGAGAAAATGTAGTAGCACTCGCAAGAAATATTGGTTATGTTCCTCGTTCTAGAAGAGCATCAAGGGCAACAATTAATTTTACTGTGACTTTAGATTCTTCTTTAGTTTATAAAAGTGTGACACTTAAAGCTGGATTAGTTTGTATTGGTGCTTCTGGGGAAAGAAATTATAAGTTTGTGGTTCCCGAAAATATTACAGTTCCAGTTATTGAAAATGTTGCAACATTTTCAAATATTGTTGTATATGAAGGGAATTATGTAACTAAGTCGTGGACAGTTAATTCGGCAGAATATAATCAAAGATTTATTTTAGAAAATCCATTTGTAGATACATCTACTTTAAGAGTTAAGATTATTGATTCTGCAGAATCGAATAGGGAAGAAACTTATTCTTTAGTAGATAATATTGTTGGAGTTGATTCAAACTCTAGGGTGTATTTGATTCAGGAAATAGAAGATGAGAGATATCAGTTATTGTTTGGTGATGGGATAATTGGAAAGAAGGTAGAAAATAATAATGTGATTAATGCCTCTTATATTGTTACTTCTGGCGAAGCTGGAAATGGTGCATCAAATTTTCTTTTTAGTGGAATTCTTTTTGGCGATAGTTCAGAAACAAATGCAATTACAACTACAGTATCTGCGATAACTACTACATTAGCATCAAATGGTGGTGCTGAAATAGAGTCTGTTTCCTCTATCAAATATTATGCGCCAAGACTATACCAGTCTCAATATAGAGCAGTATCTGCAAAAGATTTTGAAACAGTAATTCCATACATTTATGACAATGCCGAATCTGTTTCTGCATATGGTGGAGAAGAATTAAATCCTCCACAATATGGAAAAGTGTTCATTGCAGTAAAACCAAAAAATTCAAATTATCTTTCATCATTTGATAAAAGAGAAATATTGAGCAAATTAAAAAGTTATACAGTAGCTGGAATAATTGCCGAATTTGTTGATTTGAAATATCTTTTTGTAGAAACGAGATCTTCCATCTATTATTCTTCAAACTTTATTGGAAATATAGATTCATTAAAGACAAGAATTATAGATGCAGTAACTCTCTATTCCAAATCTATCGATATCAATAAATTTGGAGGAAGATTTAAGTATAGTAACCTCACTACTTTAATTGACCAAACCGATTCCTCTATTGTTTCAAACATAACC